AAAGAAGACGTATTTGGTAGGTTAGCTGTATCTTGTATACAAGCGGCTGGAACTTACTTCAACTTAAACTGTCCACTGGATGGTGAATATAAGGTAGGAAAGTCATGGGCATCGACACACTAGATAAAGTAGATAGGAATGGGTTTGCGTACAACTGGGTAATCTCTACACACCCTGACTCCGCAAAGGTAAGCATCTCCAACAAGACACCAGATACCTTCACAGCGGTTAAGGAGTCAGCAGCTAAATTAGGTTTTACGGTTAAACGTAAAGGTAATATAGGAGAGCGTGTAGAAATAATTACCCCAATCTACAGCTATACTTATTACTTCTCTACTGGTAAGTGGGCGTACACCTCAGAGTGTAATAAGAAACACCAGCAAGTGGCGTGTGCAGCGTCCTTCTTCCACATGATTAAAAAAGAGGCACTGGTAGAAAAGCCCCTACCTACACTGGTTAAACTCTACGGGGTTACAGCCGTACATGAACTGAGCTTCAGGTCAGAGGTAGTCTCACATGAGTTCAACGCTACTAGCATGAGTGACGCAGCAAAGCAAGCTGAAGCTGAAGGGTTTGAACCCATTGTAATATGGAGGGTAGGTAAATGAACACAGACACACTAGTAGAAGACATCTATAAATTAGTATCAACTAAAGAAGTAGGAGAGCATATTGACCTTGATGACGCGATTGAGAACTTTGGTGAGAACATTAAAGAGCTTATGCGTACAGAGTTTGGCGTATCTAAAGGCAGAGACAGCAGAAAGCTACGTCTATCAGCCATTGGACGTACAGACAAGTACCTCTGGAACTCATACAACGATACAGCAGGTGAAGAGCTTGAACCCCACACCTACATTAAATTCTTATACGGACACGTCATCGAAGAGCTACTCCTGTTTCTTACAAAAGCAGCGGGACATGAAGTAACCTGCGAACAGAAGACCTGTCATGTAGCGGATATCAGAGGCAGTATGGACTGTAAGATTGATGGCGTAGTAACAGACGTTAAGTCTACCAGCTCATACGGCTATAAGAAGTTTAAGGATGGTACTCTTGCACAAGACGATCCCTTCGGATATATTGGACAGATCAAAGCATACGCTCACTCAGAGAAACAAACTAAATATGGGTGGCTTGCGATGGATAAACAGAATGGTCATCTTGCTTACTTGATGTACGACGAAGAAGACAAAGATCATCCAATGTTTAAGTATTTAGATTACGATATAGTAGAGAGAGTAGAACACGTTAAGAAGATGGTTATGGGGCCAGAGCCTAAAGAACATTGTTACGCCACAGTCCCAGACGGGAAGTCAGGCAATACAAAGTTAGCTATGGGTTGCTCCTACTGTCAATACAAAGAACATTGCTACCCTAACCTACGGACATTTGCCTACGCCCACGGGCCTAAGTATTTAGTCGATGTAGTTAAACTACCACGTGTAGAAGAGACAATACCAGATGAGTTCTAAACGCCCAGTAAAGAAGAAGAGAAAGAGTATCGGTAAGTATCGTTCTGGATTAGAGAAGAAGTTTGCAGACGCACTACCATCTAAATTCATGGACTACGAACCATACGATGTACCTTACACTACATTCAGGAACTACAAACCAGACTTTGTCTATAAGGATATTGTACTGATTGAGTGTAAGGGATTCTTCAGGGTAGGCGATACACAGAAGTACAAAGCAATTCGAGATATGATGAATGCAGCAGATACTGAAGCATCACAATACGCAGAATTAATCTTTGTACTGTCTAACCCTCACACTAAAGTGAGAAAGGGCGGCAAGATAACAATGGGACAGTGGTGTGTAAAAGAAGGGTTTAGGCACTACACTTTAGATAACACAGACGAGTTGATTGATTATGTCACTGACATTTATTGAACTTAAACAAAGAATAATACAGGAGTATGATCCAGATCTTCTGTGTGATATACTACAAGTTACCACCGAAGAGCTTGTCGATGCACTGGAAGATAAGATACTAGACAACATTGAAATATTTGAGGAGTTAGACGACAATGAGTAAACTAAATGACGCATTAGAAAGCGAATGGGATTCAGCAGCGTGGCGTGCCAGCTATCATGTTCATCAGAAAGAGCTTACCTTCGGTGATCATGTTGCAGCAAAGGCTATTAATAGACAGATAGGAGGATCACACTACAAGGATATGGCTATCCAACCTGTAGACTTCTGCATTCAAAACAAGCTGGGCTTTTGTGAAGGTAATGTGATAAAGTACGTTTGTAGGTATAAGAATAAAGGATTAGCCGCTGATCTACAGAAAGCTAAACACTACATTGAGCTATTACTGGAGGGTTTAGAATGAAAGTAATTGAAGGTAACTTTGGTAAGGGTACAGTACCAGAAGAGCTAACGGAAAAGCTCTCCGTTAAAGAAGTGTTTCAAAGGATAGCTGATGAAGAAGGTATAAACGAGTTTCACGGTGCTGTAGGGTTCGCCATGAGAGAGGATGGGTTATCTGTCTTCTCTACCAACATGACGATACACGAAGTCTACATGCACCTTGATTTATTAAAGGATTATTTGAGGAATGGTTACGATGAATTTCAATGAGTATCAAGCGGTAGCTGAATCATTTGCAGACTACGAACACATCTTCTACCCACACGCAAGCCTAATGATAGAGGCTGCTGAGTTAGCTGACTTGTTCGCTAAGCCTCTTCTTCGAGGGGATGAGAAACAGATCAATAGAGACGACATCATATCTGAAGCAGGTGATGTCTTGTGGAATCTTGCAGTTCTGTTGAAGAGAAGTAACATAACACTATCAGAAGCAGCACAGTACAACATAGATAAACTAACTGGTCGTGCAGAGCGTGGGACTATACGAGGTGACGGAGGAAACAGATAATGAAACAAAATGAACTAGATTTGTTTAGTGGTACAGAAGAAGATCAAGAGTTAAGAAAAATAGTTATGGAAAGGTTAAGTTACGATACACGTACTGGACTATTCAAGTGGAAGTGTAGAGTTTCTACACGTGTCCCAAAAGGCTCGAAAGCAGGAAGCTTACATAAAAATGGATACGTCATAATAAAAATATTAAGGCGCACATATAAAGCGCACAGGCTGGCGTGGCTAATTGTGTACGGTAGTTTTCCACCTGATCAGATCGATCATATTAACGGTAACAAACACGACAACCGTATTATTAACTTAAGAGCTGTCACTCATGCAGAAAACAGTCGTAACAGATCACTAGATATAAGGAATAAATCAGGATATACGGGCATTATTTATAACAAAAAAACCAACAAATGGCTTGCTAGAATCGGAGGCAACGATAAAAGAGTACATTTAGGTTACTTTGACAATCTAGAAGATGCTGTTGAAGCAAGAAGAATAGCAGAAATTAATTATAACTATCACCCTAACCACGGAAGAGTTTAATGGATAACTACAGTAAGTTTATAGCTGCCAGCAGGTATGCTCGTTGGCAAGATGATAAGAGTAGGCGTGAGACATGGGAAGAAACAGCCCAGCGTTATGTAGCCTATTGGGGCAACAAGATTGGTAGTGATGAGAAGCAGAAGATCACAGACGCTATTGTCAATCTAGAAGTAATGCCCTCTATGCGTTGTGTTATGACAGCAGGGCCAGCCTTAGACAGGGACAACGTAGCAGGTTTCAACTGCTCCTACCTGCCTATTGATCACCCTAAAGCATTCGATGAGCTTATGTACATCCTCATGTGTGGTACAGGCGTAGGGTTCTCCGTAGAGCGTCAGTACGTAGGTAAGCTACCAGTAGTTGCTGAAGAACACCATACTACAGACACCACAATAGCTGTAGCAGACAGTAAGATTGGCTGGGCTAAGGCTATGCGCCAACTTATTGCTATGCTCTACGCAGGTGAAGTACCAAAATGGGATACCAGTAAAGTCCGTGAAGCAGGTGAACGCTTAAAGACTTTTGGTGGTCGTGCTAGTGGGCCAGCACCTCTTATCAATCTGTTTCACTTTACAGTCAAGATGTTTAAGAAATCAGCAGGGCGAAAACTAAGCAGCCTTGAGTGTCATGACTTGTGTTGCAAGATTGCTGAAGTAATTGTTGTTGGTGGTGTACGTAGATCAGCCTTGATTAGCTTGTCTAATCCATCAGATGCAAGGTTAAGGACAGCTAAGAGCGGTCAGTGGTGGGAAGACAACTCACAACGAGCTTTAGCTAACAACAGTGCTTGTTACACAGAGAAGCCTGAGTTTGATTTCTTTATGGATGAGATGAAGTCTCTGTATGATTCTAAGTCTGGTGAGCGTGGAGTCTTTAGTCGCGTAGCAGCACAGAAGATTGCAGCTCGTAATGGCCGCCGTGAATCTGATCATGACTTTGGTACTAATCCATGTAGTGAGATTATCCTACGACCTAATCAGTTCTGTAATCTGTCTGAAGTAGTTGTACGTGCAGACGACACTCTGGATACACTAAAGGAAAAAGTACGTATTGCAGCAATTCTGGGGACACTACAGGCTACCTTGACTGACTTCCGATACCTACGGTCTGTCTGGAAGAAGAACACTGAGGAAGAAGCCCTGTTGGGTGTCAGCCTTACTGGCATTATGGATAGCAAACTAACCAGCTCCGGTAAAGAATTAGATTTTATTCTTAAAGAGTTGAAGGATGTTGCTGTTGAGACTAATAAGAAGTGGGCTAAGAGATTAGGTATTAATCAGGCTGCTGCTATTACTTGTGTCAAACCTTCTGGTACTGTGTCGCAGCTTGTTAACAGTGCTAGTGGTATCCATCCTCGATTCAGTCCTTATTATATTCGGACAGTACGTGCAGACTCTAAAGACCCTATGGCTCAGTATATGTTTCAAGCAGGATTTCCCTGTGAGATAGACGTAACTAAGGTTAATAAGGCTCCTTCTGACGGCTATTTAAAGCCCACACAGGCTGATGTGGATGCAGGCACTACGTTGGTATTCAGCTTCCCTGTAAAATCCCCCACAGGCGCTCTGTGTACGTCAGACATGGGAGCAATGCAACAGCTTGAGTTGTGGAAGACATATCAAGAGAATTGGTGTGAGCATAAGCCCAGCATCACGGTCTACTACAAGGACGAGGAGTTCTTTGATATCTGTAGCTGGATGTGGAAGAACTTCGATATGATGAGTGGTATTAGTCTGTTACCTTACAGTGATCATACCTATCAACAGGCACCGTATACGGAATGCACTGAGGCAGAGTACAAGGCTGTACTTAAAGTACTGCCTGACTTTGACTGGGAAGCACTAGCTACCTTTGAGTTTGAGGATATGACTACAGGGTCACAAGAGCTTGCATGTGTTGGAGGAATGTGCGAGATACCATAAAAACTAAGGGGGCTTAAATGCCCCCTAATTTTTCTACCACTTTTCTTTGTTAGCCCAGTAAGCTGCTGACATCTTACCCTTAGCTATGTTAGCTCCATGACGAGCCTTGAATGATGCTCTCTTCTTCTTCATCGCCTCAGACTCACCAGCTTTAGGTTTACCTGCTGTTGATGCTCCCTGTTCTCCAAAGCGTATGGTCTTAACCTTATCGCCTTCCTTAGCTACAACTACATGACTCTTCTTAGGATGATCTGGAGTTCTCTTAGGTTTGTTAAAACCACTGACACCAGCTCTATCTAAACGTGGGTCTTTCTTCATTTGTCATTACCCCTGTTATTCCATAATTCAAAGAGAACACGAACCTTTTCTTTCAGTGTCTCTATATCGTTGTGCATTTTAGCGAGTACAATAACTAGAGTTACAAAACCTACAGCTACGGGCCACGCAGTGTTTATAAACTCTAGTGCTGTCATTGTTGTGGTTGCTGTTTGGGGGCAAAAAGATAGTCATCTTCTTGTTGAGAAGGCAATAAACTTTTCTCATTCTCAAGATCATCATTTATAGTAGAACCAGATAAACCCCTAACTCCGCCTAATGTTGTATAACCAGCTACAGTCGCTCCAAAAGTCTTAAGGGTTTCCAACAAGGCTTCTGCGGCAACAGAAGATGTGGTTGTGTTTTTCATTGCTTTTTGTAACTCTTCTGTTTTTTTAGACAAAGCTTCTAAAGCTTTAGTGTCCAACAAAACATCAGCCAATGCTTTATCTGCTTTTTCAGCAGTTTTTGTTATTACAACTTTAAACCCTAAATGTAAAGCTTGTCTTGCTCTCGACATAATTTGATTACGCAAAGTTCCTACAACTTCTTCAGGGGTTACACCAGTAACTTTTTGAAAACCTGTTTTTTGTTTCTGGCTTACAGCTAAAGACACTAAATTATCTTTATTGGTGTCTATAATATCTCTAAGAACTGCTAAATTCTGTACGTGTTCTGAGTATTTTTTACCAAATACATCATCAAACGCAAACCTGTTTTCTTTCACAAAGTCAACAACAGTACCTTTAGAAGAAAAAGCTTTGTCTAACAAAGATTGACGCAATCCTGTTATTGCTATTTTTCTACTGCTTGTAGACAAAGAATTTATCTGTTTTAAATATGTTTCTCTGGAGTTGGGGTTAGAAAGTACTTCAGTTCCTATTACATCTAAGTTTTTATTAGTCAGTGCTTTAAAAAACCCTTCTGACTGTTCTAGCGCATACACGTTATAAGTGCTATCTATTTTAGCTTTTCCTCTTGCCATACGTTCAGCCAGCATTCCGTCATTAATTAGAATGTCTCTAATTTCAGGAACTTCGTTTAAGGCGTCTTTGTTTACCGCAACAAACCTGTTTAGTTTGTTCGGGTCTATTTCCCCTGTCGAGGTAACAATACTTCTTCGGGCTTTCATAAGAAGAGCATCCCTAACTACAGGTATACCGGCATCTTTACCTACAAAGTTTAAATAATCTCGTATTTGATCTGGTCGTGTTAAAGCCGCTGCTAGATCCGTAGAAAAACGAGCTGAATCGACAGAACGATAACCTTGTAAGCTAGTAGGTAGACCTATGCCTTCATAGTACTGTGCGTCAGCGGCTTTATATAATTCTGCAAACTCAGGGTCAACAGCACGTATTTGCCTATCTAGTTCCCCCTTTAAATCACTTAAAGAAGATTTTTTAGCCTTGTCTGAAGTTGTTCTGATAGCTGAGTTTAATTCTCTTTTTAAAGAATCTAAATCTTCTATGGAAGCAGGTTCAAACTTTAAAACCGCTTTTGGGGAAATTAAGTTTCCTTTTGCGTCTAAAATACCACTACCTTGAGTTTTTTTAGGACTCCAGAATTTTTCAATTTTTCTATAAAGGGTAGGAAATTCTGCAAACAAATCTGCCGTTCTTTGAGCTTCAGCATATTTCCACAGATCACCCACTACTTCGGGCGGTACAGTAAGCCCGTTATCATCAGCGTATTTAAAAGCGTTGGTGTAATAAATGTTAGCGTTTTTTCTTGCTGCTTCTTCAGCAGAATTAGCAACATTACGAGCAGCCTGTTCGATGTTAAAAGCTAATGGCGCTTCCTCGTATTTCTCAGCAAGTTTTGCTTTTGCGTTATCAATATTTTGTAACTTTGTTTCTGCTGTTTTTCTAGCTGCTAATGCTTTTTTATCGGCCTCTTCTAAGACCACATTGCGGATAACTTTCCCATCCATACCTTCAGAAGGTATTAGTTTTTCCCTGTAAGCCTCGAATTGAGCTTGTATTTTTTTTGCTGACTCGTCGTATTTTTGACGGAATATAGGGTCTTTTGAATATAGAGTTTTAAATTCTTTTGCGAGTACAACATTTTCCCCTACAACATCAACAAGAGGCAATACTAAATCAGGAAATTGTTCTTGTAGTTGTGAAGCAGCTTTTAAACGGTCATTAAAAGAACCTGATTGACCAGAAACAGCACTGTCTAATACAGCCCTTACGGTTTGATTACTAAAAAGATCAGAAAGATTGTCTGCATCTCCTTGAACAACTTCTTTACCGGCGTTGTATCCAGCAACCCCACCTTTAATAGTGCTTGTTGTTGCACTGGGAATACTTCCCGCTACGAACGCACCAGCAAATCTCGACAAATGATCAAGGGTCGTGTCTTCATACTCTGTACCTTTAAAACTTTTTCCTATACCTTCAGCAGCAATAGATCCTGCAACTTCTGAAGAAGTTCCTACTGCCCATTCAAGAGCAGACATAATAAAAGGTTTTGTTGTTTGTAATAAACCAGAACCTAAACTTATTGTTTTAAGTGGAAGAGTAGCAGGAATTATAGTTAATGGGTCTACTGCGGCAGCCCCAACTATCCCCGCATACTTATCAAAATCTCCTTTTGGTTGTAAACCTTGATATCCAAAAACGTCAGAAGCTAACTGTTTAGAAGTATCCTGAGTCATTGTAGCGTGTAACTCTTCTTGTGCCTTTTTTGGAAGATCTTGTACAATACGAGGATCATACGAACTAGCAGCACCCATGCGTTTGAGAAGACTTCCCCAATCACCATACCTTAATTTCATCTGATCCTTAACGTAATCCCACGATGTTTGTTCCTGTACATTAGAAGGAGTTGCTACGTCTGGTATTAGCTCAGATAAAGAAGCTGATTCATCTAAACCCACTATCTCGGCGTATATATCGTCAGCCACCTCAGTATCGCCTGCTTGATTAGCTAAATGTAGTGCATAAAGTAATTCATTGCGTGATTGCATTTAAACCTCCTTATTATTTTTGTAGAGCCGCCGCTTCTGCGTCAATTCGCGCCCTACGTTCTGACTTAGCGGGAGATTTCACTTCCGGTGTTCCTTCCTTTTCTGTATTAGGGAAATACCTCTTTTCAAAACGGGATTCCCATTCTTTTGTCGCGCCTGTAAAATCAAACATAGCCCTAATAGGTTTTATTTTTTCTTCAGGAAGGCTTAACGTAGTGGCGGTATTAGAAACAACTTGATCTAAAGCTTGTTTGTGTTGTTGTAACACAGAGTACACTAAAAATTCTCTGGCTTCAAAAGTTGGCTCCGCTACCCCACCTTTAAAAAATTCAGTAAGTGAATTTGCAATTCGTTCATCAATTGATGCAGATTTCTCTATACGTTTATAAGCAGCTTCTGCTCTTTGTTTAGAACCCGCTAAAGCCATAATAGATTCTAACTGAATAGCATTAGCCCCCGGCTTGTCCCCCTGTGCTAAAGCAACAACAGCATTATTGACTTGAGCAGTTTTTTCTAAAGGAACAAGTGTATTAACAGCCGAAGTAAATGATTTTAAAACCTCAGCTGATCCTGTTTGATTTTCAAACTTACTTATTTGTTCTACCTTCTTAGAAAAGTCTTCAGTTCCCGGAATAAAGCCCATATCAGCAGCAAGTTTACCTTGAGTAGACAACGCTTTTTTCTGCTCGTTAGGATCTGTAATACCAGCAGCACTTAAAATCCTATTCTGTGCTTCTGCAGGTAAGTTTTCAAAGTTAGGGATTTTACTTACAATATCAGCAAGCCCTTTTTGGTTGTTGTTAGTTAATGAGTTAACTAAAGAAGTTTTAAATGCAGAAGACTCTGTTTGTTTTTGTTTTTTTAAATTAGCAATTTGTTTTAATTCAGTAAGTTTCGCTAACGCAGCCATCTTTTCTTGAGGGCTTCTAGCGTACTTGACAGCTATAGCTAAAGACTGCGTTAAAGCATCCGGAGCTTCTTGATCAATAGCAGACATCTCTTTGGCAGCCAACTCCTCTCCAGTATCCATCTGCATACCAAACATCCCACCAATAGACTTAGCTAGTGGGTTAGACGAACCATACTGGTCAGCTCTTTGTAACATAGGGTCAGTAGGAGAACCTCTTCGTCCTCCTCCTCTTAGACCCTGTAGGAACGCATCTGAAAACTTAGCCATTTCTTTATTTCCTCTTTATTAAAGACAAATAAATAATTAAATAATTGCCTTAACTACTATAGTGTATTATACTGCTATTCTTGATT